ATTTCCGGTGTCATTGGTGCTTGCATTAGATTTTTCCTTTTGAGTTTTTAACTTCTTTTGTATTTATTTCGTCATTAGATACTGCCATATCATCGCCTGTCTCGTTCACGACTTCTACATAATTTGCTTGAAAACTTTGCTTTGCTATGCTTCCTACTCTGCCTTTGTGTGTTGTATCTTGAATAGTGACAAACTCACTGTCTGCACTTAAAACTACTACTTCAATGTTGTTCTTTTTAAATATTTTTCCTAACATGTTATTCTCCTGCCTCTGCATATTTAAGATTTTCTCTCATGTTTTTTAAATCATCTTCAACTCTGATTATTAAATTCCCGATAACTCCCATTGCGAACCCGATACCCTTCATTCTGTCTATGTGTGCTTTCACTTCATTTGCATCCTTTAGTGTAGTTGCATCTTTGAACTCTCTTTGATATTCGTCTTCAAGGTCTTTGTTGAGTAAAAGTCCAACGTCTGAAGACTTAAATCTCTTTAGGCTGTCCAAAACAATGTTTAAATCCATTATGTTCTTTTTCAAGTCGCTTGTTGTGTTTATGCTCTTTTCATTTTCATTCTCCGCAATTTGATTATCTAAGCCGTTTATATTAAACATACATTTCTCCCTGTGGTTGCATCATCATCTGCTGTTTCTGTTCAAGCATCTTTCTTTCCTCTTCTTCAACTTCTTCCACGATACTGTCTTGCCCTAAAAGCTTTAGTTTCTCCATGGTTAGAGAGTCAAGTATCTTTATGTACTTTTGAATTAATATCATGTCCTGCACTTGCATCATAAGCGGTATTGATTGCTGAACACCCATGATTGCATTGTCGATATTTTGGAGTGCTACAATCTTGTTTGTTGAGCCTATCCCCACGTTTATGATTACTTTTTGTCTTAGTGGCTTTGTTCTGTCTATGCCTATAAAACGCTTGCTCTCTTTGTACTGATATGTTAGTTTTACAATACGCTGAACCAAAGGTCTAAAAAAATTCTCATTAAATGCTCTGTTGATATCATCGCTTACGTTGCTTGCTTCCTGAGTGAGTATATTCATCCCTGTAGCCGTTTGATTGAGATTTTGCTTATCATTAATCCCTTGAGCAAACTTTGAGATACCGCTTATTTCCTGAGCTTCCATCTCTAACTTATCCGTTCCGAATATGCTGTCATTTAGCCTTGGAATTGGTAGCTCTCTAATGTTTGTAATTGAGTCAACAACTATCTTTTTGCGATTAGAGCTTAAATCATCTTCTCTGAGTCCACTTGTCTTGGTTGTGATAAATCTTTGATTAAGTTGCATATCTATCGCGTCAAGCTGTTGATTTCTCTTAATCGTGTTCTCTGTTTGAATTGCTAAAAGTGAAGCAATAAAAGCAGAACCATAAGCCCTAACCGGAGTTATCGGTTCATTTATCATTATGAGCTGAGGGTCTAACGTAGCAATAATAAACGGTATTGAGTCCTTGAGAACTTTGTCAAGCCGTAAAACTACATCATCATTCAAGATTGTCGTAACGTACCATTTGTCGTTTTTCTTGCGATACACTTCATGGAACTCAACACGTTGATATTTATTAATTTGATTATCTTGAGTTAACATCCCATCGCCCAATAGTGAACTGTTTGCGTATGCTTCCCAATCTACATCCATCGTCTTGTATTGTGCTTCAAGGTCTGCAATAGTCATAGACGTTATCTTATGCACCAAAAATCGAATATCTAAGCCACTTGGAGCATAGGGGTCTAAATACACATCACTTAGTTTTACTTGTTCAATCTTCGTGTCATTCTCTTTTGTATTAAAATACACTTTCGCTACTGCCGTACCGTACACTAACAAATCCCTTGCTATAGGCTTGCACTTCGTATAAAGATTTCTATCTCTGCCATACTCCTTAAGCTCTTTTGATATTGCCTCTGAAACAATCGCATCATCTTCCACGTCTTTGTCTTCGGGCTGTATCATTGCCAACTCGTCCTGTCCAAAAAACGCCTTCATAATGTCTCGCACAATCTTGTCCACTTTGGGCTTGATTAAGTTCGGGGTAAGTGCAGATTTTCTTCTTTGTGTAAGAGATATTCTCTGTCTGTCACTAATTACATTCACATAGCCCTCTTCAAGCTTTATGAAGTCTGTCTTATGTTTTATATACCCTGCTATTGCCTCATCTCTGAGTCCTATGATTTCGTTTATTTCAAATTCATCAAATTCCTTAAAACTTTTAGTCTTCTCTTTTGCCACTTTCTACCTCCTGTCTTAGTCTTGCAACACGTTCTGATAATATTACGTGTTCACCTCTGCTCAACACCTGTATGATGTCTGCATCTGTTGCCCCGTCTTTTATGTACTGTACTATTAAATACCTCTCTATGCTCTTTGGCGTGAGTGTGTATGTAGTCCTTGGAAACCGTCTTGCTACATCCAATGCTTTATCCGCATTGCCTGCAAAAATCTCGTATATTAAAAAGTGTGTATTAACCTGATTACCGCTTATTTTTTCTTCTACCACGACCCGTAATCTCCTCTATTATCCGCTTGTTCTACGTACCTTGCATGATGCTCAAACACTTCTTCGTCTGTTGCTACAAAGTTGCTACAACACAACGCCATTGCATCCGCAACATCTGGTGAACGCCCTAATGCCTCTTTAATAAGTTTCTTTTCGATAATCTTGATAACTCCTTTTTGAGTGATTTCAAATCTTTGTGCTGAGAGTTCCCCGATTGCGCCGTCATCTTCAAACATCTTTCCATTGTCTTCAAGTACGCCCTTGAGTCTGTAGTAAAGCTCTGCTCGCTTGTTTAAGTATATGTCTGGTCTGTCGGGTGACTCACTTACTTTCACGCTGATTGCAGGAATGTTGTTGAAGTCGCTCTCGTTCATTCGGCTCATGAGTCCGCTCCCCTCTCCGATACTGTCAATAAATATCGCCTTTGGTACTTTGTGCTTCTCCTTTGCCTCTAAGTATAAACTTGCTATCCAACTCGCCGTTTTGCTCTGTCTGTGCATCCCGTCCACTGGACATTCAATCTTTTCGTAAAAGTAGTTACCGACTCGCTTTACAAGGATTGTTCTGTCATCCCCTGCATCCGCATAGTCCACGCCCCAAACTTCCGCCCCGTAGTCGTTATAATCATCTCCTCTGTGTACTGCATCCTCAATGATGTACATCGGGATAACTGAGTCGCTTGAGGTCTTCGGGAAACGCCCTAAGACACGAACTCTGTACGCATCGCTGTTTTCCCCGTACTCTTTCTTTTTACGCTCTATGCTCTCCTTGGATACGTTCTCGCTCTCTTCTGCGTTGAATGTATGTCGCTTCCATAGTGCTTTATTCTTATTGTGTGAGTCGTAGAAATATCCGTCTGTACGTGTAGGGTTTGCGGTTAATAGTCTTAAGTGCTTATGCCCCGTTAAACTTCCTTCAATAACCTCAAAAATAGTGTTGTGAACCCCTGATGCTTCGTCAATAATCCAACATAAAAAAGTCGCATGAAACCCTTGGAGTCCTTCTGGTGCTTCCTTCCTTGCTGTTCTTGCTATTGCAATATTGCCACTATCAAACGCGACACTATCGTTTTTGACTACTACGCATCTCTTAAGCTCCCTTGGTAGCTTGTCCGACCACTTGCGAACTTCCGGTAATAATAATCTTACAAGCTGAGGGGCTGTAGGGGCTGTGCATGGTATCTTTGCATCGTATTTGAATAAACCAACCCAAAGTATTACCCATGATAAAAGAGAGGTCTTACCCGTTCCATGTCCTGAGGCAATACTAATATCTGTTTCGCCTGCATCTATGTCTCTGAGCACTCTTATCTGTTGCCCAGTCGGCATCCTCTTTTCATCTTTGAACAGACACTCTGTTACAAATAATTCAATATTCCCAGCCCATCTCTCTAGCAACTGTTTCAAGCTTATCTGCCCTCGTTTTTAAGATAAAACTCTTTGACAAAATCCTTGAGGCTGAGTTCTCCGCTTATTTCTACTTTTTGCGTGAACATCCCTAAATGCTTTGCAATACTCATGAGAGCTGTATTAACTGCCGTTAGGTTTGTATCGCATAATTCAACCTCTAAAGTATTGCTCATGCCCTCGCCTGCACCCTCTGTTACAATGTGCTTTGATGCTTTTCTGCCAAAACCAATTTCGATAACTTCTGTGTATTCTTTGAGAACTCTTTGTACATTCCATTCTGATTTTTCTTGTGCTCTGGCTCTAAGTTCCTGTAGCCTTATCTTAAACTTATCCTCTGTTAGCATCTTTGAAGTCTTAGCGTAGATGGTTTCATCTTTTGCTTTTGATGTGCTATAAGCGTACTTATACGCCTCCGTAGCATTCCCACACTCAAAATATTTAAGTACGAATTTCTCTTGTTTGATTGTTAATTTTTTCAT